AGTTAAGCTCAATATTCAATACATCATAATACAAGTTATGTAAAATTTGAAAAATATTATCATTAGGTGTATTAATTTCTAAAACATTTCCATACTCACTTTTCATAGTAGATTCATCTGCATAGATATCTAATGCAGAGGAAAGTATAGCATCTCCATCCATTGCTTCATAATCTCTAAATAACCCAAGTCGTAACGACTTAACTAATTGATTATCTGAATAACCAGACAATCCTGTACCACCAGTTGAATAAATTTTCTTATATCTATCAATCAATCCTCTGGTTGGCAAATATTGAGATTTACTAGTATCAATTACTTTTAAACGTCGTCCACCAACATTCCTAACAATTACGTTAGTTGAAAATAATCTTCTTAATCTACTTCTTAAGCTTTTATCAGCCATTTTTACCTCTATTTATTAATTAACCAAGTTAAATCTTCTTTTTTACTATCATCTCTCCCAACGGGATCCCATGTCCAACTATCATTTTCATCAGTTTGCTTATATATTGCTGGATTCATACTTATACTAGAAATAGCTTTCTTCTGTATTTCTATTCCTTCCGCTCTTAAACGTAGAGCGGTATCTCGTATCCATAATCCAATACCAAATGACATTACTAAGTCATCATTGTATCCTGACATTGCCTCTGCCCTATTATTGTTATATATAAATACGAACAGTTCATCAATTAACCTCTGGGAATAAACTTCTACTGCCTTTTCTCTAAAAAATTCTTCTAATTTTGCCACTACTAAGGGTCGTGTTTTCATTGACATTGTAAACCCAGGAACCATTTGTTTTTCTTGTCCATAAATTTTATTTGTCATTTGTTTTTGTGTATCTACATATTTTAAATCTTTTGACATATAAAATAAATTCTCATACTCTCTATCAATACATTGTTGAATAGCTGCCCAACCAATTGATGCGTTTTCAATAACAAGTAATGCATTATTATATTCCTGAGATATATTTACAAGTAAGTTACCAAAATCTTTAGTTCCAATCTTACCTTTATATTCCGCTACTTGTTTACAATCTTCTACTTCCATAACATGAAATGCTGAGTAGTCTGTTCCATCACCTCTACTAACGTCAGCACATACTATATAATCTTTTGTGTAATTTGCTGGCTCCCATACCCAAACATTACTGTCTACTCCTCGCCTTTCAATCGGGTCTCTAACATGATCAGTTTTATATTCTTCCAATATTCTACCATCAATTACCATCTGACCTGATGTTACAAAATCACAATCACATTCTTGTGCTGCCATTGAAGGACCTAATAATTTATCTTGATGTTCTCTCCACTCTTGGTCTCTATCTGGATGCACTGACCAATGTAATCTTAAAATATTCCACTCATTTAAACCATCTTCAGCATCTATCCAAGTTTTATGAAACCAATTACCAACACCATTAGGTGTAGAAAGTGCAATACACCTACCACCTAATGCTAGTGTCTGTGATGCTGCAGTCCATATTGTATCTATTCTAGGAATAAATGCAGCTTCATCTAAAATCAACAATGACAATGCTTCTGATCTGCCAGCCTCTTCAGAACTTGCTACTGCTTTTATCTGAGAACCATTCTTATATCTCAAACTTAACTTATTATCTTCAACACATTTTTGTTTCAACCAAGTTGGTAAACTAGCATGCATTACCCTAACTTTAGTGACCAAATTTTTAGCTACATCTTGTTTAGTTGCAATAACCAATATATTCTTATCATCATAAAATGTCATCATCCATAATGCGTATCCTGCAGTCAATGTTGATATACCTAATTGACGGGCTTTTAAAAGAACATTATAATCATTATTAACAAATTCTTTTAAAGTTTTCTCTTGATAATCATATAAATCAAATTTTATTTTACCTTTTTGTGGATGTTGTATATAACAATATCTTCTTAAAAAATGCACTGGATCTCTTGCACACTTCTTAAATTCGTTTCGAATAGCTTCTTTTAATTGTTTTTTATCTGTAGGCATTATTATAAAATACTAGTTATTGAATGTATAAAATCTGTTAAACCGTATGATAATATTGCCCCATATGTAAAATATAACCATTTATTTTCGTACCAGGAAGGTTTGACCAACTTTGTTTTCTTTTCAAGTAATTTTTTATCGTTTTCTAAAATATTAATTTTTTCATCTTGTAAAACAATTGTAACACTATCCTTAGCAATAAGTTCCCTATGTATATATATCATCTTATTTTGTGAACTTACAATATTTTTTAAAGAATCAACTTCAACCTGCAAATTCTGAATATTTATTGCAATTTTTTTTGATTCTTCTTCAGTAAGTGTAACTTGTGCAGAGCAAAATGCAGTTATTAATAATATTAATATCCATCTCATTATAATTCAAAAGTTCCAATTATCTCAATAAAGTTACGGTTGTACCGCCAGTATTTACTACCTTTTTCAATGCAATTGGATATAATTGTCCTGTTACTAATCCAGCGCTAATTGTTCCTGAACCATTAACTGGTGTTAAAGTATATCCAGATCCAGCATTAACTATAAATGCTGTACTAATATTTGAACCCGTAGCTTCAAAGGTTGTACTTGCTCCTACCGCCTGCACAACTTCTCCATATGCATTTTGAGTAGTATCAATTGCTTTAGTTCTACCTACAAATGATGCGAATTTTGCTGTTGCCATAATTTACTCCTATTTTTTTGCAAATTTTCTTAAAAAATCTTCTGCGTCTTTTGAATCTTTAATTTCCTTACGATTTTTACTGCCCTTTTTAACATTCGCAATTTCTTTTTCTATGTTGGCAGCTTTACTTTTTAAATTTTTAGATCCTTTTTTTGCTGATTTAATCTTTTTATCTACAAATTTAATCTTTTTAGCTGAATCTTTTAATTTTTTATCAATTTTTTTTACTTTTGCTTTTTTAATAGCAGAAGCTTTACTTGATATGCCCAAAATAGATAAAATAAGTGCTATTATCTTACCCATACTCATAATCTACAACTCCCGTTTTATTTTAGTTATATATCTAGCTAATTCCTTCCTATCCAACCCCAAACCATCAATTATTTTAGCTAATGCTGCAATCTGTTTCCGACGATTTAATTTAGCGCCTTTTATTGCATTAACAGCCTTATCTAAAAATCTTTGTGCTTGAGCTGGTAGTTTTACATCAAGTTTATCTAACCCACCATCAGCCTGTTTTTCTGATATAATGGATTTAATTTCTTCTCGTACCAAACTTCTAAGTTTATTTATGTCCGACATTAACTTCTCCTATTGTATATAATCCTACACCTATAAATATATAAATATATTAAATTGTTTCTTCCAATTTTTTTAAATATTCTTCAGCTTCTTTAATTTCTTGATTAATATGATCTTTATCTACTTCCCACTGCTCTTCATCAAGTGAATATCCATCTGGTCTAACCTGATTAAAAAAAGAAACTGTATCTGGAGCTTTTTTCCACTCTTCAATAGACTGTTTCATTTCTTTAAGATAAGATTTTTTATTTTGTTTAACAGTTTCCTTAACATGATCATTTAATTTTCCCTGTACAGCTAATTTATTCTCAAATTCTATCTGACAATCCATACAATGATTATATCTACGATAATACTGACTATCAATCCTTTTTTTCATTATTCTATTACAGTCTGGACAGAACCAAGGTGTTCGTGCGTCTTTTAATACATCCGTCTTTTCTGCTGTAATTTTTCGTTCTTCTATTTCTTTTTCAGTAAGTCCTGTTTTATCACCTTCATAACCTACCATTATACGTTTTTCAGGATCTGCTCCACCCATAATATTTTGTAATGCTTCATTTTGTCTTTTATTTTCTTTACTATATCCAGCCATAATAACCTCTAAAAGTTTAATAACCCTAAAATTTGATTCACGGGTGCAAATGCGCCCGTAAATTTGTAAACTTTACCTTTATACTTAAATACAATTCCTTCTGTTGGAACTATTGAATCTAATCCACCAATTGAATTTAATTTACTTAGCTGTTGTTTTAAAGTATTTATTTTTTTAATGTCTTTGGCTGTTTTTACTTTAGATATTGCTCCAATTACATTTTTTCTTATTTTTTGTACAGCAGCATCTGGAGAAGCGGCTAAGTATCCACTAATATTTTTTAAAATTTCAGTTCCTACTGCAAAAAATAAAACTTCAAAAGGTCTCATATTTTGTTTTACCATTTTTTGATGATCTACCTTATCTGTAGTTAATACCCAATCCAAAAACTCAGGAAATTTCTTCAAATCTTTTCTGATTTGTATTATTTTATATGATTTATCAAAGAATGCCCAACGTTTTACTAAAGATTTATATGATTTATTTGGTATTTTTACTCCAAATTGTTTTTCTGCGTTAAAAATAAATTCTTCCCAATACTTTTGATGATAAAGTGCTAAAGTATCAGTATCTTTTAATGCATATTCTTTTTGTAATTTACTTAACCTACTTAAAAAAGTTTTCTTCTTAATATCAAAGTTTTGTGATTTAGGAACACTTAAAAATTGTGGTTTACCAATTTTATAATGTTTTTGTATATGCTGATTAACTTGTTTAATCATACCCGCTAACATTCTTGCAGATCCTTTCGGTTGTCCAATAGGATTTCCACTATCATCATATTCCAGAGTACCGTGAAATACTATTTGAGCTTTATCATAATCTATAACATTTGCTGACTTAGGCCACATAACTTCAAGATTCATCCACTTTTTACCATTACCAAAAACCTTTTCCTTTTGAGCATCCGATAACGCTCCTATAGATTTACTTAAATCTTTCATTGCAAAAACAAATGCATTTTTAATATCACCCCTACCTGCAAATTTAGAAGCAACTCCTTTAGTAGTCATAGCCTTTTCACCAAAATTCTTTAATTGTCCTTTATTTCTAGCTGTAACTAATTTACCATCTTTCCAACTAATCATTAAATTTTGACCATCAAGTTTCTCTGTAACTCCATCTTCTCTATTAAGATTTCCACCTAATCCATCTGTAATTATTTTCTTTAAATCTCCAAATGTCAAATCTTTGTCATCAAAAGGATGATTCATATGTCCATATGCTCCACCTTCAATTATTAAATCTAAATCCTCAACTATTGATATTTTTTCAGACAAGCTTTTTACATATTTTTTAGCCGCCTTATCACCTTTAGTCTTTGCTACCCATTGAACTGCACTTCTACGACTAACTGTTTTCTTTCTACCTTTTGGATTAGGATTTTTTACTGTATCGGGTGCGGATGTTTTTGCTTTCTTTTCAGCATCTGCTTTCTTTTGTTTCCTAGCTTTATATGCTCTATAAGCACCAAATGAAAGACCCGCAGCCATTGTTCCAACACGACCAAACGCCTTTACATATGGGGCAGTCAAACCTGTCGCTGCTCCCACTGCAGTTAATACTAAAAACTTAGTTCCCATTTCACCACTAAATAAATCTGCAAATGAAACTTCGCCAAGTGCCGCTGCTGATGCAGCTGCTGATAAATCTAAATCATATTCTGGGTCTCCGATGAAAGTCATCTTTGTCCATGCGTAAGTTACAGCCGCGGCTGCACCTATACCCATTACTCTTTTTAGTTTTGGATGTTCTTTTAAGTAATCATCTAATTTAACTAAATACTTTTCTTTCTTTTGTCCAAACTTAGTTTGTGATAATTTATGTGCTATCTTATCAGGAACATAATTGATAATTTTTTGATATGCCTTAAATCCTTTCTTAGCCACCTCAAATACTTTATCTACACTAAAATCATTTAATTTAGCAACAGAAAAAGTATTCTTATTCATCATTGATTTTCTAACTTTATCTAAAGGTTGTTTTCCTCGTTTTGCCCAATCCTTTAAGAAATTATTAAACTTAACTCCTTCTTCTAATGTCATCCTTTCATCAATTTCTAAAATCAATTTTAAATTTTCATTTATTGATTCATTTGAATCTTCTGGATCTTTAAATTTTCCATCATAATCTATTACCTTAACACTTGGATTTTTTCCAACGGCTATAGCCCCAGAAAGTCTTGTATTTCCACCTAATAACTGAATATTTCCTTCTTTATCTCTTACAACTATTGATTGTGGTATATCAGCTCCCGTTTCATATCCATCCATTGCTCTTGAAATATCTCTCCAACCACCTTCTTTATCTCTTACAACATCACCACTTTCCATTCCAGCTTGAAATTCTTCCCATTCATCTTTTTCAGCACTTGGTGCTGGTCCTTTACCGTCCCAACTCCAACGATCCTCATCTTCAAAATTCTGATAATTTATCACATCCTGAGCTTTTTGTTTTCTAATTTTTGGATCAAGTTTAAGTATTTGGCCAGCTTCTGAATTTCTGATATTTAAAATTTCATCATCTGTCAATGCTCTATTTTCTGCATTTTTCATTTTTTGAATACCATCTTCTTTATTCTTAAAAAGACCAGGCATTGTTACTAATGCATAGTCATTGTTTTCAAACTCCCCATACTCATCATCATAATGTTCTTCTGACCAACTATCTTTTTCATCTCTAGGTTTTTTACCTGAAGGATTATCTGGTTCTACTTTTTTAGGAGTATCGTGTTTACCTATATAATCTTGTTGAGCATCTACCGACTTATCCGTCCAGTATTCTTCACCAGCTTCTATTAGCAATTCTTTATTCCACCACTCTTTTGAAAATAACTTTGATTCTTTTAAATCGGTATTTGGTGTTTCAGCATCTGCACCTGGTAATACTGGTTCTTGTACTCTTACTTCGCTATCTTCTAAACCTAACCACTTAATAACCTCAAATCCTAAACCAGACAATACAAAATTTAATCTTTCTTTATACTTGTTATGTAAAGAACGTTCACTTTGCCTACCCTTTATTCCTACCGTTCCATACGATGGTGTTGGCATAAATCTGTAATTTAATGTATAATCAAACGCGGGGTCATGTGCTTCATCAGCAAGCATGTGATTTAAAACTACCCATCCAGTTTCTTTAAAGATAGAATCTAACCACTCAGTAGATCCTTTTTTATAATCCCTAAAACCTTTATAATAATGAGCGGGTCCATCATCTATAGGAGCATTAACCTGAAAAGTTGCTTCATTCAAATATTTTGATACATCAACATCAGTTAAAAAATCTTGTATAAGTTCTTTTGTTACTACAATATCTTCACCAAATAATTTACTAAATTTATTAGTCATCATATTATAAACACCCTTATCAAAATAACCAAAGAATTTTTTGAATCTCCGTTCCCTATCATCTGCATATTTTGGTGAACCAAGTAATTGTCTCATAGCAGTACCACTTACTTCCATTCCTCCTGCCTGTATAGAAAAATGTGGAGCAGTTAAAATATATCCATGTTTCCAAGCTGGTTCCATTTTATTTTTATTCTTTTTGTAATCTTGATAATATGTCTTTCCACCACTTTTCTTTGTTCCACCCTTTAACCTATCAGCATCTTTTGCTCCAAAAACATAAACGACTGCAGTAG